TATGAATATTAATTTTAAAATCCGTTGAAAATAAACCGTTAAGTTGATATTTCTTTAATGATAATTCAATTTGATTATGATGATAATTTGTAGTAATGACTACTTCATCAATATCAAACTTTTGTAACCATTCAAGATTGTGAAATAGTATCGGTTTCCCCTTCACTGGCAATAAACACTTTGGCATCATATCCGTAAAGGGCCGTAGTTCTGTATTCATGCCAGCACAGGTCATCAATACTTTCATTTTTTGGCTTTCTTTTTCTTGGATGTTTCAGGTTTTGAAAAACGGCCCTGATTATCCCTTTTAGGTTTGGGTTGGGGTTGTTGAAGACCCTCCGGAAAAGAATTATAAGCAACAGTATGAGTAATCTTTTTATATTTTTCTTGAAGTTTTTTGTCTTTCATATACCAAAGATCATCGGCCTCAGCGGGATCTAATGAATTAACCAATTCATGCCAAAGAGATTCACGCTTTAAGCTGGTTAAATTTGGATGTCCGCCCTCAATAAATAAATACATTTTTCTCATTTCATAATTCAATGTAGCGCCATCATCAACACCTTCAAAAAAACCTCTTCGTGGATTAAAATTTTCCTCGGCTTTTATATCTGGTCGACCTTCAGGAAGAAGAAACTTTATATCTTTATTAAAATTATATCTCAATAATTCTTTTACTGCTTTAGTTGCATTTTGTCGCAAATAGTTAACCCGTTCTTCATCAGAACTTAATCCATTAGCAATAGAAAAAATTTCACTTGTCATTTTAGCCGCCATGATATCTCCTAAAATTCATTTATATGCTCCATTAAATTTTTAAGTTTATATTTTATAAAATAATTAAAAAGTCTAGACCTACCAACTTCGGGTTGATTAACATATTCATCCACAATATTGATTTGTAACCAGTTAGGTATTTTAGTAAAATCTATTAACATTTCATTTCTACGATAATTACGTAACTGTTCACCTTGACAAAATACATCAGGTTCAAGTTCAGACCAAACTGATAACTTTTTCTTTGATAATGGTGTTTGTCTTTTATCCATAACAACAAATGTGTCATCAGAAGACAAAAAATTTGGAACACCATCACTTGTATCACCTCTAAGTATATGTTCTCTTAAAAAGTTATCTGGATTATCTGTATTAAGAAATTTCTTCGTAAGAGGCGAATATTGATCCACATTTGGATATTTTTGTAACTGAACAAAGTCTTTATCACTTGATAATATTAAAACGGGTTCTTGTTCAACAAATAATTCTTCAATGCCAGTAACAGATTCATTATTATTCTCTTGCCACAATTTTTTCGCTTTTTGTTCTCGTTTCATTACAATAGTAGCAATAATGTCGTCTGCCTCTGCTTTATCTATGTATATAACCTTATAGGGAAAGTTTTCACTTATCTCTTCTCGTACTATATGCAATATTCTGTATAATTCAACCCAATCAAAATCAGATTTATCTCTTGTTGTTTTTCTTTGAGCTTTATAATATTTGAATGCATCCTTTCGCCAATTGTCTTTTGCATCACAACAAACTATCAATTGACCATATTCGTCTCTAAATTTGTGATGATACATTCTTATAGTATTTAAAACCGCATGTCTGACAAAATCTTCAGACATTGCTTTTTTATTCATCATCACATTTGCAATAACGATTTGCGAATAATCTAGTAATATCATTTTACAATTTTAAGAAGTATAGTTTCATTATTAATGCGACCAGTTAAGTCTTTTTCTTTAGAATTAATAGACTCATATTGTTTTTTAATCGCAAGTTTACCACCAGAAAGCATTTTTGTTAATACTTCTTCTGGCTTTCTTACTTTTTTACATTTAGAAAGTGATGTATCAAATCCTCGAAGAGTGCTTCCTTTTACAGATAGTCCCGCATGACCTTCTGCTTGATATACACCAAGTTTACGATATTTTGAATTAAATACATACAATCGATCAGCACCGACAATCTCAGATGGATTAATTGATGCTATTTTATATTCATCATCTTGTTTTTTATAATTCAATTTAGCAATTTGTTTCGAAACCGAAATAGGTTTTTTCTTTCGTGGCTTTCTTTGCTTATTAGCATTTGCAGAATATCGTTCACAATCATCAATAATTGTCTGAATAAAATTCTCATATTTAACAAGTTGCTTCTTTGTCATATGAGCATAAGATTCGGCTAGGTCTTCGTCTACTGGAATTGATTTTATTTCTGTTAAATATGGCTGAAATTCATTTGCTATCTTTTTAGCAATTAGTCCCTTAACTTCTTTACTAACTAACCAATCATATACGTTTATAGTCGGCTCATAATCATTGTCAAAAAAACTATCTATAGATTGCTCTATTTCAGAAGCATATGTAGATACTTGTTCTTTTATATAATTTTGAATTGAAGGCTTATGATCATTTCCATTAATTTTCTTTTCAATAGATTTTTGTTCAACAACAAGTTCACCTCTTTTCTTACTGTAGTCAATATAAAAATTAATTTTTTCTATATACTCTCTCGGAAGATTTTCAAATCCTCTCATAAACATTCTAGCAAGAAACCCACCACCTTTCAAATAAACAGTCTTTGGTCCGTCTACAAGAACACCAGCTTTCCCCCATGGAAAAGATTTTACTTTCTGAATATCATCTTTATTATATCCAGCATGTTTCATGTATTCCAGCATCCATTTTTTAGACTGATCTGCTTCATGAAAATGGCTATACCAATTCAATCCGTGCATTATATCAGATTCCGTTGAGGTATCATCAAAGACTGGTTCGGTTCCCATTCTTTGTTCATCAAATGTTCTACCTGAACCAATAACTCTTTTAACTTTGTTTGTTAATAGTGACTTCTTTTTTATTTTCTTCTTCGGCATAATCTAGTTCATATGTTAAGTTATCAAGAAAATCCATCCATTGATCGATTCGTTTATCCCAACTATAATGAGTATGAGAATATTCTAATGCACTATCAAGATTTTTTTGAACATCTTTTGTCCAATACGAATCCATAACATCTTCAAGTGCATCAGCAAATATTTCAACATGTTTATTTTTATCTTCTGTATAATTGTACATGTAAGCAAATTCGCCACATGTTTCGGGTAAAGCCCCCCAATTAGAAGTAACGATTGCACAATGAGCAGACATTGCTTCCATTGCTACTCTACATGAAGTTTCTTGCCAAGTAGATGGATATGCTAGTATGTGCATATTTTTCCAATGTTCTCTCAGTTCATCATATGGAATTGCACCATAATATGTTACTCTTGAATCTGATTCCAATTTTTCAAATAAAGGTTTAAATGCTTCATCATTTTTTTCCCAGCCATATAATTTATAACTAGAAAAAACATGTAAATGAAAATCAGTTCTATCAATTAAATCTAAAGAGGCCACAAGAACATCAAGACCTCTTTGAGGTGTTGAAGCATATATTAATTGAAGATCCTTTGTTTCAGTTTGTTCATGTTTTGGAATAGGATCTATAGCATTCTTAATTACTACTCCACGATCATACGGTACTTTTAATAATGTATTAAATTGTTGTTGTTGCCAATGACTAACAAAAATTAATTTATTAAAAAGATCAATTTTAGAGGTAGACAATTCAGAATATGCGGGGTCTTGTGCAAGATCATGTATCCAAAAAAGTCTACGCTTATCTTCTTCTATATCTTGAATTCTTGAAATCACAAATTGAAATTTATCTTTGTATTCCTGGGGTAATCTGCGAAATAATTCCATTGAAAGAAGTTCTGTTCCTCCCAAAGAATTTTCCGCAGGATTGCCTTTTTCGTGCTGAGGTATTTTCACATCTACATTATCAATCATAATTTACTTTCTATAATCTAGCGAGAGTTAACTCGTTGGTTTTCTTTTTGTTCCTGTAACTATGTTTGTAAAAAATATGATCATCTATTCTTACATTTTTTCGATATTTATTTGCCCATTTTGGATATTTTTCCATCCAATCTGCATGATAGTGTGTCGCACCATCTGTTATATCCATAAGCCGATCTTTATGATCATAAAACCATTTTGCTACTGATTGCGAGCTATTCCAGCCCCATCCTTCTCTTGGTTCATCTCCCATTCCATCACAATACCATGAAAATTGGCATCGATCTCTTTTTGGATGTCCTGAAGCATAATGAGGACCTTCATATATTACATCACAAAAAGTATTAGGAAATCGTTCTGATTCTACTCTATTTTTTGTTACAAAAGCAACTGCTAATTTTCCTGCAGTTGATTGTGTTGCCGCTTCAAAATATATATTCTTTGCCAAACATTGAACCTGATCCTTTATTATTTTCTCGGTTAGTAAATTGGGATTTAAGGTTATCGGTAAAGTTTTAGATATTGGCTGAATGATTGACGGTATTTTAGTACTTTGTTTTCCAAGAGGTGCTTGTATCGTTCCCGTCAATATTAATGATGCGACAATTACCATAAAAAAAGCATAAACCTTTTTTAACATGTAATTCTCCGTTTGTTTAACAATTGCATTATTTATACATCAATCGTTGTAGTTACTATTTATAATAGTTAAAAATGGTACCCCAACTAGGAATCGAACCTAGATCGAAAGATTAGAAGTCTCTTGTTTTATCCATTAAACTATCGGGGCTTAAACTTAACGACCCATTCTCGCTTTCGTGTTCTGAATGGTAGTTTTCGCCCTCTCAATCTTCTTTTTTCTAACTGATTCTACTTTTTCACTAGCTCCAGTAGAAAGTTCTTTTTCTTTCATGATAGCAACTGTTAATTCTGCGTTTGCTTCATGCATTTTGAGTGTGTTTTCAAGCCGCTTAATCGCATTCTCTTGTCTTACACGTTTTCCAACACTACTCATTGTTTATCTTTCTTGGATCTTATTCGTATAGTCCACATAATTCCAATATCTGTTTTAGTTTTACAAGTTGTTTCAAAATAAAAATCACGTTCACGTGGATCCCGTGTATTAAAAATAGTACCTGATTCACTTACTATTACTGATGGAGTATCTTTCAATATGATCCATCATGTTTTATCATAGTATGAAAACCACGTTCCTCCATTGATCTAGCAAATTCAACAGCTTCTTCTTTTGTTTGACAGAATCTTTTAAATACTTCTTTAGAATCGGGTATCTCCCATTTAAGATTCTCTCTCATTTGAGCATGATTATTCTTAATCGGTTCATAACGTTTAAAATATTCTACCCAAGTATTCATATCTGTTAATCGTTTGTTAAAGTTGGTTCGCCTCTGTCAAAGAATTTCCATCCTCCAGGACACGGCTGTCTTTTTCTAATAGCATAAGCCTTATCTGTATAAGTTCCACCTTCTCCTTCACACTCTGCAAAAAATGGTGTCATACCTCTTGGCCAATTATTCGTGTTGCTTGAACAACTACTAATCAATAACATTACAAAAACAAGTAATGTTATTCTCATCCGTTTGGTCTCCGTTCTAAATCTTGATGTGGAAATTCCTCATCCACACATTGTCTATAAGGAGTAACATGTGTTCTATTTTTTGGTAATGTTCCTCTTTTTAATCCTGGGTCGTATGTATATCCCCAACATCCATTAATATCTAGTCTGGGTGTACATCCTCCAACAACTATCCATGTCGCCATCATTATAAAAATTAATAATAGCATTTTCTTCACAAATATCTCCGTTCTTTTAAGTTACTACCTTTGTTGTTTTCATCTACACATTGATAATAAGGTAGTTTGGCATCTTTAAGCATATGCCTGGTTCCTCTATGATGTCCAGGACCTTTAACCCAATGTCCAAAACATCCTGCAGTAATTGTTCCACATCCAACAACTATCCATGTCGCCATCATTACAAAAATTAATAATAGCTTTTTTTTCATTAAATTTGTTTGAAAAATTTGTCTTTTATTTTTAATAAACCGTTTTCTCCACAATGTGGACAATACATTGATTCTACTTTCTGTTTATGTAATTCTTCTTTATTGTCAGGAGTTTTAGCATAACTCCACCACTTAGTGCATTTACCACAATTAAAATGATATAATATCTCAAAAACATATTCGTGATTAAGAGTCAACTCATTCATTTTAGTTCCTTCTGGATACTACCATAAAATATACAATATCCAAATCAGTAAAATATTAGTTATCAACAATTCTATTGCTATAATTGTATGATACCAAACCCATCTAACTTCATATTTTTTATCTCTTTCTATTTCTACTTTTACACTTTTTGATGCCCAATCATTTAATGATTTAAAAAAAGTCATCATCTGAAAATCCTTTAATTTAAATATGGTGAAATTACATCTATGACCTCTGGACTTGCATCAGCCATTCTTCCACAAAATTCATGAAAATCATCTAAATTATCTTCTTCGTGAAAGTGTGCTTCATCATAACGTGTAAATAATTCTTTTGCTTCTCGCAACATTTCAACATCAAATTCATGAAATGTTCCATCGGGCTCAAGAGCTAACATACAATCTTGATCTCCTCTATAAAACAGTTCTAGCCTTGATGTTGATAGAAACCCCAACTCTCTTAACTCCTAATAGTATAATGATTATGTAAGTGGGGCGCGGCCTGTGTGGTGGGGGTGCAGATCCATTATTCCACTCAGGCCTCCCTGCGCCATTCGAAAATTTAGTAAAACTCTTGTTTATTATTTATTTTTTTTGACTTTTTCTCTTTTATATCTATAAAAACATGTACAAGCGCAAAAAATACACCTAAAATAACAAAAAGTTGAAGTGGAAGAAATACATCATCCCAGCTCCAAAAAATAACATCATATAATTTTAAAATTGTTAAAATTGATGTTATGATAAGCATTAAAATCAACGGAAGACGAAAAAGAAATACTTTCATTTAACCTCTTTCAGATTTTGCTGTTCCTCTAGCATAAAAATCTGGATCTATTTTAATATTTATCCCAGAACCCATTCTTTGACTTTCTTGTGTCACAATTCCAGTTCGTTCTGGTATAATACATTCTAATTTTGTAATCTTTCCACCCTTTTCCAAATATTCATTAATTTTTATATTTAGATCATCTCTTGATATCTTAAATTTCTTTTTATTTTTTTTAGCCATTTCAATTGTTTATAATAGGTTATTATAGCAGTAAATATAAAAAAAAGCAACATTAACGATTAACGTTGCTCTTCCATCCAAAATCCAAGTCCTTTTTCTTTTAACTTGCTTTGTACATCTTCAATAGTGAAAAATTTTTGTAATACCTCTTTACTTAAAAACAACTTACCATTCCAATATAGATCAAATTGACCTCTAGCGCCTTCTTCTATTTCACATGTATCTAGTAAAGTTGTATTAATGCTTGCAGAAAGCCTTTCTGCATGTGGTCTGTAATTTCAAGAAGTGCAATATTTAATTAAATACACTAATTCTCCTTTTATTCGGTCTAATCCCAGAGACCATGATAGTTTTTTGCGAAAAGATTCAATCCCTCCTCAATTTTACCCCACCATTCTTTTCTTGCATCTTCATCATCCTTATGATGCATGATCTTATCATATTCTTCATCCTTATCAATAATCATTGCAAATGCATCGATCATTTTCTGAAGTTTGTTCATCCAGAGAGTTTCGTAATAATTGCTTTCTGCATCACGATCCAAAATTTCTTCGAATGATCCTTGAGCAGAAAAATCAGGATATGCTTCTGTTTCATCATAAGGGGTCGGATAACCAAAATGTGGTACACGTTCCTTTAAACGAATAAGAGCAGGATGAATAATGTTAGCAAGAGTACTATCCAAATTCCAAACATCATGATTATCAATACGTATATGAAAGGCCCGATTTT